GATGATGCGGGAGGTGAAGCCCTGGCCCCAGGCTTTCTCGGGCATGAAGCCCATGAGGTTCTGGGGCGTGGACCCGGCGAGCATGTTGATTTGGGCGGATTCGATTTTGATCTTGAGGTCGTTCCCGCGGCGGGTTTGTTGATAGGGGGCTGCGTCGTAGAAGTGGGAGAGTCCGTCGATCATTTCGGATTCGTATTTGTGGATGAAGGCGCCCATCTCGTCCGCGCAGATGTACATGGAGTTGTAGACGGTTTCGCCGGCGGGCACGCGGACGATGGAGCGCTTGGCCCCGACTAGGGCATCGACTAGGGATGCAAAGGTCATCGAGATTGGGGCGAGGTGGGGTTCGGGGAGGGCCGCGTAGAGGTGGCGGCCCTCGGCGATTGTGCGGGATTTGCCAACACCGGGGTGGGCGATGATGAAGATGTAGAGATTGGGGTAGATCGGGCGGGAGGTTTTGAGCCAGACTTTCTGTTCCAGTGCCGCGCCGAGGACAGAGATCGCGGTCCAGCGCCGGAAGATCTCGGGGGAGTGAAGGTTGGCGGTGTGATCGACAAAGGTGGAGATCCAGTTCGGGAGCTTGCGGGCGCTGGAGCCGTTGGTGGACATACTATCTGACTCCGGCGATACGTTTGGCGACGAGGCTGTCTAGGAGATTGCGGATCGGTTGTCGTTTGCGGGAGTCGTGACCGCGGTATGGCATAAGCCCGTCCGGGTTGCTGTCGGATATATGCCCTTTGTTCCAGCCAACCTCTGCATCATAAGGGATTCTGAGCACTCGACCATTGGCCAGCGGTATGGGAACCACCAGGGCGTCAAGTAGGATAGGTATGATCTGGTCCTCATCTTGTTCCCTGTACATAAACGTGATCGCGTCGTGGTCTTGCATCATGATGATGGCGACGTTCTCGCGCCAGAGTTTGAGCATGGCGAGGTTTACGATGTCCGCCAAGGAACACTGGGGGTCATAAGCGATCGCTTCCCTGAGTGTGGATGGATCGTTTCGACGACCAAAGAACCACCGTTTGCGGCCAGTGAGGCTGATAAGGTAGCCCAACTTTCGTAGTCGATCGTCAACGTCGGCTTGCCATCGCTGATGCGCAGGGAAGGCTTGGAAGTATTTCTGCTGGAACTCGGCGACGACTCCGATGTCGAGCTTGGATTGCTCGGAGAGGGTGTGGGGTTTGCCGTTGTAGTTGCTGCCGTGTCCGAGTTTCTTACACATGAATCGGTATGAGTGATGGCGATAGAAGGGTCTTTCCGCCAGAGCTTTATCGTTACGCAAGTCTCCGGTCCATCCCAGTTCAGGCCAAACAATTCTCGCAACGGCCGTATGCACGTCTCCAGATTCAACGGCGTCGAGGTAAGTGCTGTCGCCAAATTGGTTCCACTCGATGGCGCCGACACAGTAGGACTCTCCGGACTTGGCGTCGAACTTGGCGAATTTGTATCCGGGGTCGGCGATGAAGATACTTCGAAGAGACTCTTCCACGTTTTGAAGATTACCTCCCGTGCCGAACTCGGATAGACTGCTGGAAAATCTACCAGTGCTCGTTCCAGCGATGTTATAACTTGTTCTAATACGTCCGTCGGGATCGATTTCTGTTTTGAGGACACTGAGTTTATCTCCTAGTTCGGTGAGGGTGTTGATATGGCGGACGATCTGGGTGACGATGGGGTAGGCTTCTAGTTTCTCTCGGGCGTTGCGGTCGGCGGTTGGACGACCTGCACGCACGATTGGGTGGATACCGAGTTCATTGTAGAATAGCCGCTGGAGGTGGGCGGGGGATCGCCAGTTGAAGTCTGACATTCCCACACCATCCATAACGATGCGGTTAAGTTGGCGTTCGAGGTGGTCGATTTCGTCGTAGAGTTCATCAACCACACTAGCCCGACGAGCCAAGTCAACAAGCACGCCGCGGATACGCATTTCCAAAACAGGGCCTTGGAGGGATCGAGAAAATCCATAGGTCCGCTCCGTGTGTTCATCGAGTTGGGGGTGAGTTGCGGCGAAGACATCGTGGGTGACGCAGACATCAAGGCCGTTGTAGACTTGGTCCCGGTCCCAGTCGGAGAGGTTGGCCGGGTCCATTTCGTGGGTTTTGATTATACGCATCAGTCATCCCGCTTGATAGTCTTCGGCCGCTTTCGCATACCCTTCCAAGTCCCCTCGTCGGAGTAGATCGATCCGAGATAGCCGAGGGATTTGAGGGCTTCTGGCTGGAGGGCGTGGTGAAGGAGCATGGTGTCGTGGGTGGCCCCTAGGACCTTAACCTTCATCGACCGGTAGAGGAAGGCAATATCGTAGGCGCCGTTCTGGAAAAGCTTCGGGATGGTAGGGTCTTCAAGAACGTCCCGGATAAGCCCCCAACACTCTCGTTCATCTTTAGCAGAAAGCCAATAGTTTCCGCCTGCTGCGCGCTCGTCATCGAAAGGAATAACGATTGCAGCTTCGCTGGAGGGAGCGAAGCCAATACATGTGATTCGAGTTCCAGCTGTTTCAATATCGACAGAAAGGAGGGGGCATCCTTGGATATGTAGGCGGATGAAATCTCGAATGTCATCAAGGGATGGTTCAATCCAGATCTCTCGGGGTGGTCGTCGGATTTCAGCATAGGCGGATTCCCGTTTGGCTTTCATCAGATCGGCGATGACGGTGGGGCGAATGTCGTAGTTTCTTAGGACAGCAGCCGGGTGATAAGTAGGGAGAAGCTTATAATCAGCAACAGTAAGAGTGCTGTTGAGCGTGGTACCGCGAAGCTTGGTGATACCGGTTGCCCCAGATAAAGCCCATAGAGCACAGTTACCAAGGCAGACAATGAGATTTGGGTTATAGCGAAGAATCTCGTCGCCCAGCCGATCGAGTTCGGGGCCGAATTCTGCACGGACAAAATTCCCAGCGGGTTTAGATCGCCCCCGAATGGCAGGGAGTTTGAGAATTGGATAACCTGGAAGAGCATCGGATTTGGCTCCTAGGAAATGGCTGAGATCATTGCCGGGTGGGTGGATGTTGAAGACGTTGGTCCGGTGGATCTCGGGGTGGTTGTTCCAGATCTCGATGATGTGGCGATTGTCGGTGGTTTGGTAGAAGAGGGAGATTCGGTCGCGGTCAACGGGGGAGAGGTGAATCACCCCCGCCTCGCCGAGCATGCGAAGGAGTTCGATACCAGAGGCGCCGATGAGGGGGACACCGTGTCGGGCCTCGGCTTCGCCGTAGGCTTCAGCGAGGAGGAGGATGGGGGTCATTTGGTGCAGCGGTCCGCGACGAGAGTAGCGTATCCGGCAATGTCCGCCCAGTGATCGCGGAAGTTCGGGTCGCCGGCGAGGATGCGGCCAATTTTGTGGGCGATCATTTCCAGGGATTCGCGGGCGGGGGCGGTGAGGGACATGTATGAGGTTTCGCCATACATCATGGATTTGATATTCTGGGTGATGCGGGCGTGGTCGGTGAAGTCGCCGTGGGTTTTGCCGCGTTCGATGATGAGGGCTTGGGGATTGGTCATGTAGATGATCCTTGGTGGTGGGAGGGGTTTGTGGCCCCTCCCAGTTGAGCTTAATCCGCTGATGCCGTCCGCGACACCTCAGCGAAGGTCTGAGTGTTGTCGTCGGACATGCGGTGCTTCACGACCGCCAGGACCTGGGAGTTGACCACCTCCGCGTTGCGGACACGGCGAGAGACGGGCTCGTCCAGGTCGATGCCGCAGTGCTGGTGGAACTCGTCTAGGCGGTAGACGGCGTCGGCGGTGATGTAGAAGGTGGTGGAGAGGTTTTTTGCTTCCAATCCGCCGACCTCCTCCAAGGCCTCGGAGTCAACGTCATCCAGGGCCGAGATCGGCTTAAGGGGGAACTTGACGAACGGGGTGCCTTTCTTGGAGGACTTACCATCCTCAGGCTGACCGACGACGCAAAGGTAGGTGCCTTCGGGGAGCGGCTTCGGGCGGTTGACTTCGGTCGGGGCTTCGTCGAGGATGGAGGCGAAGTGAACGTTGCTCATTGACGAGTTCCTTGGTTGGTGCTGAGGGCGAAGACGAAGGTTTGAATGTGGGATTCGAGTTGGGTGATGCAGGCGGTGATGGCTGGGGATGGGTCCTTAAGGCTGCGGAGGTGGGCGTGAAGGTTGAGGAGTTCCTGGAAGGTGATGGTGCCGGGCGGTGGTTGGGGTTGCTGATGGTTCATGTTATGCTCTACGGAGGGTGAGGGACTTGGGTTTGGGGGTAGGGGTGCTACCTCCATCCTTCGCGGGTGAGTCCCTAAGAACCGCGAAGAATTCGGCGAGGCCAGTGTCCGTGGAGAGTTCCTTGGGCATGGCGGAAGGGCGGGTATTGGCGAGGTGGATCATTGAGTCGGATTGGAGTTGGATGGTCCGCTTGCCGGATTTGTTGATGTAGCGGATGTAGTTGGGGAAGTACTGGGGGATCTTCGGGGAGAGCTTTTGGCCGACGCCCTGCGGGAAGATCATGGTCGTGCCATCGGGGTTGGCTTGGTAGACGCCGTGGGCGATGACGATGACGTTGCAGGTGAAGGACGGGGAGGTGAGGTTGGCGAGTTGTTTCTCGATGTCGTCTTGGGCATTGCCGTAGACCATGCGGCCGTCGGCCTCGCCGGATCGGCCTTTGGGGGCCATGACTTCGTGGAAGTCGAACGCGGCGTCGCACCAACGGGAGAGGGAGTCGATGACGAGGATGCAGTCCGGACCCCAGGTGGCGGGTGGGCCGAGGTCGATGATCTCGCCGGTGTCGGGGTCGGTGTATTTCCATTCGTTGAGCATTTTGATGGACTCAATCCAGGCCCGGGGCTTGCCGTCGAGGATGGTACCGGCCGCGGAGGCTTTGTAGGCATCGCGGAGGGCACGGTATTCGACGGAGGAGATGCGGTCCGGGCAGGTTTCGAGGATGCGGTATTTGAGCACGTCGAGGAGGTTGTCGAGGTCGAGGATGCGGAGGTGGTATCCGGCGGCGACGAGGGAAGCGAGGGAGGTGGTCTTGCCGGATTTGGCGTCGCCGAGGAGGAGGAGCTTGACGTAGGTGTTGGAGTGATGGTCAGCAAGGGAGGGCATCGGGGTTGGCCTTTTCGAAGTTGAAGGTGATTAGATCACCAATTTGGAGGTCGGGCTTTTCCTGTCCAGCGTAGAAGTTAGCGGGGATGCCGGCTAGGTGGATGCGCCAGTAGTCACCGACTTGCTCAACCGTTTCGACGTGGGTGATGAATTTGTAGATGGTCCTTAACGGGCTTTTAGTGGGT